TTAACGGCAAGCCTTATGACAAGTAGTGACATCCATAAAAAGGCAATGCTCGATGCGTTGGAGAAATCGTTAGGGGTTGTGACCTCCGCTTGCAAGAGTGTTGACATTGCAAGGCAAACGCATTACCGATGGCTGCAAGAGGACAAAGAATACAAAGCAGCAGTCGATGAACTATCAGACGTAGCCATTGACTTTGCAGAGAGCCAACTGCACAAGCAGATAAAGGAGGGCAACTCCACCGCTACTATCTTTTTTCTAAAGACCAAAGGCAAGAAGCGTGGGTACGTGGAACGCCAAGAGGTAGACGTATCTTCGGGCAAGCTATTTCAAATTGAGGTGCTTGGCGAAGATTCAGACCAATAAAGTATATAACCACCTAAAGCGCAGCGACAAGAAGATAGTCGTTGAGCAGGGCGGTACTCGTAGCGGAAAGACTTACAACATCCTGCTATGGGTAATTTTCTATTATAGCACACGAGAAACAAACAAGACCATCACCATCTGCCGTAAGACGTTCCCTGCGCTGCGAGCTTCGGTGATGCGTGACTTCTTTGAGATACTGCGCAACCACGACCTGTACAGTGAAAGCTTCCACAACAGGTCAAGCCACGAGTACTACCTAAACGGCAACCTTGTAGAGTTTATCAGCCTTGACCAACCGCAGAAGATACGGGGGCGCAAGCGCAACCTCCTGTACATTAACGAAGCCAACGAGCTGACGTATGAGGATTGGCAGCAGCTTATTATGAGAACAGAGGACAGGGCAATCCTTGACTACAACCCTTCGGATGCGTTTCATTGGATCTACGACAAGGTCGTACCGAGAGATGACTGTGAGTTCTTTAAGACCACTTATCTTGACAACCCGTTCCTTGATAGCAGCATCCGAAATGAAATAGAACGCTTGCGTGATACCGATAACGACTATTGGAGAATCTACGGACTTGGAGAACGGGGTATGAGCAGAGCCACCATCTTCCAATACGGGCAGGCAGAGATACCAACGGATGCCACGCTCCTATGTCACGGGATGGACTTTGGGTACACCAACGACCCAACTGCACTTGTGGCAGTTTATAAGTCGGGTGACAATCTTTATGTGGATGAGCTTATCTACCGCACGGGGATGACCAACCCCGACATCAGCAACGTACTTGCCTCACTTGGCCTTGACAGACGCACGGAGGTATTTGCTGACTCTGCTGAACCCAAATCTATTGAGGAGCTGCATCGTATGGGATGGAACGTGAAACCCACGCAGAAGGGCGCAGATAGCGTCATAGTGGGCATTGACGTACTGAAGCGACACAAGCTATTTGTAACACCACGAAGCAGCAACCTAATTAAAGAATTGCAAAACTACAAATGGGTAGAGGACAAGAACGGCAACCTGCTGAACAAACCGATTGACGCATTCAACCACGCCATAGATGCGCTGCGCTATGCAACGTATAACAAGTTGAGCAGACCTAACTTTGGCAGGTATGCCATACGCTAAAACTAAAAGGTTATTTTAATACAATGGAACTAAAGGTAATTGTACCCACCGCCCTATCAGAGATCACGCTTGACCAATACCAACGCTTTGCGAGGCTTGAGGGCGATGAGGAGTTCTTGACCCACAAGATGCTTGAGATATTCTGCGGAGTGCCTCTTGCTGACTTGCCCAACGTAAAGTTTGCAAGCGTAGCCAATGTGATGCGCCACATCAATACGATGTTCAGCGAGAAGCCAAACCTAAAGACGGAGTTCACGATGGGCGGTGAAACCTACGGGTTCATCCCTAACCTTGAGGACATCACCTTCGGGGAGTATGTAGATTTGGACAATTATATGGGTGACATACAAGAGCTGCACAAAACGATGGCAGTCCTCTACCGACCTATCACCGAGCGCATAGGCAAGCGGTATGCTATTGAGCCATACGAATCAGCATCCAAGTACTCCGCATCAATGAAGGATGCACCAATGGATGTTGTGATGGGAGCATCGGTTTTTTTTTGGCGTTTAGGAAACGAACTACTGCTCGCTACCCTGACCTCTTTGGAGAAGGAGAAAACGAGTACTCCGCAGAGTCTCAATTCGGTAGAAAGTGGGGATGGTATTCTTCCTTCCATCAGCTTGCTCAAGGAGATGTTACAAGATTTGAACGAGTCGGAAGGCTTGGCGTTCACGAAGCCCTTACCTTTCTCGTTTTTGAAAAAGAGCGCATAGACGTTGAACGCAAACAATTAGATAAGATAAAAAAATGAGACAGTTCTACGACATCACCACCAAGCTAAAAGACACGCTTGAAGCGAATAGCCAAGTCAACGTGGTAACGACAGGGGATATTTTTGACATAGACCTAAACAAGCAGACCATCTTCCCTTTGTCGCATATCATTATTAACCAAGCAACATTTGAAGGACAAATAGTACGGATGAATGTAAGCATCGTTTGTATGGACTTGGTGGATGAGACCAAAGAGAACCCACGCTTGCAGGCAGAGCCGTTCTACGGCACGAGCAACGAGCAAAACATACTGAACACCCAACTCGCAGTAATCAACGATGTGGTGACAGAACTGCGCAGGGGTACTCTGTACACCGACCTTTATCAGTTGGATGGCACAGCATCTTGCGTTCCCTTCAGCGAGAGGTTTGAGAACCTGCTTGCAGGGTGGACTGCAACCTTTGACGTGCTGCTTGCTAACACCGAGATAAGCATCTGCTAAAATGGCACGGAAGGAATTGTTGGAAGCGGTGCTTACCAAGTTTGCGAAGTTTGTAATTCAGCAGGCGAGGACTAACCTTACCAAAGGCAAGCACAACTTTGACAAGACCCTTTACAATTCTTTGCAGTATAAACTATTTGTAGGCGAGAACTCGTTTACTCTTGGCATTGAGATGGAGGACTATGGTGACTTCCAAGACAAGGGCGTAAAGGGCGCAGGAGGCACGAGAAAGTCCACAAGCCCATTCAACAGGCGAAACAACAAGGGCAAGATATGGAAGCAGAAAGCACCCGATAGCCCATACAGTTACAAGGAGGGCAAGAAGCCATCAGCCAAGCACTTCAAGCGGTGGGCAGAGAGCAAGGGGCTGAATCCTTTTGCGGTGCGTGAGTCGGTATATCGGCAGGGCATCCCTGCAACGAAGTTCTTTAGCACTCCGTTTAGGCTTGGGTTTGCCAAGCTACCCCCTGAGCTTATTCAGTCGTTCCAATTAGGCAAAGATGATCTGCAAGCATTTACCCGTAAGGACTTAAATATAAAACTATGAGTACACCTGTATTTTCTACGCCAAATAGCCTTGCTATGGCAAGAAGCCCACAATTTGTCACGGCAAAGAACAACGCTCTTGCGCTTGACACGCTTACGGAGATGGACTTGAACCTGCGTATTCGCACGGGTGTCCTTGCTGCATCGGGTTCGTTTAACTATTCGTTGAGCAAAGACTATTCAATAAACCAAGTCATCAACTTTGAAATCAGCGACCTTGTGCGCTCGGAGTTCTACCACGACTTTAGCGTATGGAATGACATAGGCTACACGCAGAGTCCGCAGGGTGAGGCGTTGTGGATAGTACCCGAAGGCTCTGTGACATTCTCTAACAACGGAGCAGCACCCGCCAACGCAACCTTCCCCGATGAATCCCCTACCGCATACGCATACCTAACTACCGATGGATGGGCAACCCGTGATAACATCGCCCCTGTTGCGGTAACGCAGGCCGTGCTTGCCACGAATCGCAATCGGCAGGTGCTTGTCGGTAACTACGAATCCCTTGCGATTAACAATAGCGTAAATAATGGTCTTGCTAAAATTATCATTAGTTGGCAGAGTGGTGATTCTGATGATTTCTATGTGAGTTCCGTAAGCACCGCCCCACCAACACGCGCAACCAACAACTCACAAAACCTTGTAATCTATGCAGGAGTCGGCCCTGCAAACCTTGAGAACAATCCTTTTTTACCTACCGAGATAAAGCCAAGCGAGCAACCTAATGGTGGCATAGGGCAGTACTACGATGTAATTCTAAAGAATGCATCCAATACCACGATTGGAACGGTGAGGTACTATGTTCAATGTGAGGCAAAGTACACGCCTGTACAGGTGGCGTTTATCAACCGCTTTGGCGTTGCTGACTTCATCACCTTCTTTAAGCGCAGCGATGAGCGTGGTAACTTCAGGCAGGACTCCTACCAAAAGAGCATCTACAACGATGGCTTCACCACCCCTTCATTGGAGGTAGGCAAGTACCAATCCTTCAACGTCAACTCTCGCAACACCCTAACTCTAAACACAGGGTTTGTTGACCAAAACTACGATGAGACTATTGAGGACATTCTGATGAGCGAGTATGTCGCGGTATATACCAATAGTAATTGGGTAAGTGCCGTTCCGAATCGTGGAACCATAGAATACCAAAAGAGCGTGAACACAAAACTTATCAATTACACAATGTCCTTTGACTTCGGATTTGATGAGCGCAGCTTGGTACGATGAACAAGGTTGATATTTACATCAATGGCTTTCGCCTTGACATATTTGATGATGAGGAGATAAGCATCAATCTCTCGGTTCAGAACGTGCAGGACATCAGCAAGGTGTTCACGGACTTCACGCAGGGGTTTACCATTCCTGCAAGCCCACGCAATAACGAGATACTTCAGCACTACTACAACGCCAATATCACGGAGTCTATAATCACTACCGAGACGGGCGGTAGCCCCGTATGGAATAGCATAGGCATCACTTGGAATACTTTTAACACGGCTTGGAACGCAGGTGCAACAAGCACGAGCGTTGCTAATACTTTTGATGGCAGGTTAAGACAAGAAGCAAGAATTGAAATAAACTCCTTGCCATTCCGCACAGGCGTGATTGAGGTAGAGAACGTGCAGTTGAAAGGCACGGAGCCGTATGCCTACACCTTGACATTCTATGGGGATGTGGTAACGCTTGTTGATTTGTTTGGCGAGGACTATCTGTATGACGTTGACTTTGCAGAGTTCAACCACGAGTACACCGATACTGTGGTATTTAATAAGCTAACCACCAATGATGACACAGGCTTGTTTTATCCGCTTTGCAGTCCTGTAAAGAATTGGTTTTATCAGAGTGGTAGTGGTGGTGCTGCTAATAACGAAAACAATATCGCTCATCATTCGGGAGGCGTAGGTCAGCGCGGAATCCGCTACTACGAGTTAAAGCCCGCGTTGAAGGTTCAATCTATTCTTAATGCAATAGCAGCCCAATACGGAATCACGTTTACAGGCTCATTCTTGTCCGCTACTCCGTTTGTTGATTTGTCGCTATGGCTGCACCGCTTTGAGGGGTATCTTTTTAGCGGAGGCAATGATATAGAATATCAGTTAATAAATATGAATCGCAATACGGGTAGCGGTTCGCAGTTTAATTTGACTACTGATACTTGGAATGTTCCTGCGGGACTTTCGGCAGGAAGACCATATAGCCTTTCTATCACAATTCAAAATGCATCAGAGAAGTATGAATTGACCGCTTTCTCCAATGGCATACAAATAGGAACTATTTTAGTAAATGCACATCCTTCCACAAGTGTTACGACATTGATGCAGCCCGTATTTGCTGCGGATGGCGCACCCGTACAATTATTTATCAGACCGCAGCAAGCGACTGCAATGACGTACCAATGCACGGACTACACCGCTACGAACTTACTTACCTCTGTTGTAAACTTTTCAGTAGACCAAACCACATCTGCCTCCTACTCCTTTCAAGTGATAGTGCAAGACATAATGCCTGAAATAAAAGTAAAGGACTTTTTGGCAGGTATTCTTAAGATGTACAATATGGTGATTGTGCCAACTACATCCACGAGCTTCTTGCTTCAGCCATTGCAGGATTGGTACGCAGCAGGAACCGACCAAAACTATCAGACCTATCTTGACATCACAGAGTATGTTGTGAACCGCCCACCTCTATACAGGGAGATTGAATTTAAGTACCAAGAGACAGAGCAGATACTTGGCTTCCAATACCTGCAAACAAACAACGTAGGCTTTGGGGATTTGAATAACACCTTTAGTTTTGATGGCGATGAGTTCCTAATTGAGGTGCCGTTTGAATGCCCGTTATTTGAGAGGCTTACTGACCAAGCAAACGGAGTTCTCACCAATGTACTCGTGTACAAGAGCATCACAAGCGAGGCAAACGAAGACGGTATATTTAACCCATACTTGGGTGCGCCCGTATTGTTTTATGGGTACTTTGATAACTACGACCTTGAAGAAACAAATCCTTTAACATTTGTAAATGCAGATGGTAGCCACGAACAAGTGAACATCGCTTGGTATGCCAATACATCTAACCGCTATTCAAGCGCGGCAGACTCGCATTCTATTTGCTTTGGCGCAGACATAGACCCATACCACCTGCAATCGGTAAACCAAAGCCTTTACTTTAATGAGTATAGCGACTACATCACCGACCTATACGCCAAGAGCCGCAGGTTGTACAACGTAGAAGCGGTGTTGCCCATTGGTAAAATCATCACGCTGAACCTTCAGAATGCAATCATTTGGAACAACACCAAGTACCTAATCAACAACGTGAGTCTAAATATGACCACAGGCAAAGCATCATTTGAACTCCTTAACGTAGTATGAAGCCCACCTATTTAAGTTATTTGATAGAACTGCTGCAAGCAAGTGACTATCGCAACGTCTCCGAAACTATTGACATAGCAAAGGGCAAGAACGCAATACCACGAACTTGGAAGGAGTTTCTAAAACGTAGATAATGGCAGTAGTAGAGGAAATTCGTATTGAAGGAGATACTTCGGGCTTTCAGAAGCAGATTGATGCGCTTAATAAAAAGATTGAGGAGCTTGAGAAGAATCTCGGTGGCGTACAGAAGGAAGCGGCAGACGTAGGCAAGGAGGCCAAGAAGACGGGTGGCATCATCAACAAGGCATTTGACGGCCTAAAGAAAGTCGTTACCGCACCCTTTGAGCTTGCAAAGAGAGCAGCAAGCGGATTAGGAAGCCTACTCAAAGGCGGTCTTGGTCTTGGCCTTCTTGTTGGCGTAGTAGATAAACTATCGGAGGCTTTTCAAAGCAACCAAAAGGTAGTAGATGCGGTCAACAAGGTGATGACTACCTTGAGCATTATCTTCAGTCAGATAACCGAAGCAATCTTTGGTGCGGTAGAGGAGCAGAGCAAACTCAACGGAGGCTTTGATGCCACGAAGAAGGTACTCGGTGGCTTGATTAGCGGAGTGCTTAATGTATTTGTAGGCATCATACAGGGCATTCAGTTGGCGGTGCTTGAAACGCAGCTCGCTTGGGAGAAGTCCTTTTTTGGAGATAAGGATGCAACACGCATCAAAGAACTAAACAAGGAGATAGCCCTCACTCGTGAGGAGTTGACCAAGACGGGGGAGAACCTTGCAGAGAGTGGCAAGATGGTCATCAATAACCTTGCAGAAGCAGCAAGCGAGGTAGCAAAGACCGTTGTAGCAGTTGCAAAGAGCGTTACAAAGGCCGTGCAGGATTTGGATGTTGATAAGGCCGTTAGTGATGCGGAGCGATTGGTAGCGTTACGAAAGGCGGCAGCCCTTGCTGATGTAGAACGGCAGAAGATTCAACTTCAGTTCCAAAACACCCAAGAGCAGCTTCGGCAGTTGCGTGATGATGAGCTTGTCTCACTTGCAGAACGTCAATCGGCAAACGACAAACTCCTTGCATCTCTTGAGGAGCAAGCGGAGCTTGAGAGGGTGCAGTTAAATATAAAGGTTGCAGCAGCGCAGGCAGAGTTAGGAATTGTAAACTCTAATGAGAACCTTGTTGCGCTGAAGCAAGCGCAGTTGGAGTTGATTGATTTGGATGAAAGGCTGCAAGGTCAGAAGTCAGAGGCGTTGGCAAACCAAAACTCCCTTCTTCGTGAGCAGGCAGACATCACCAAGAGCATCGGTGAGACCGACCAAGAGATATTTGAGATTCAGCAGAACGCTCAACTTGAACTCATAGATGATGCGGTAGCAAGAGCCGAGAAAGAAATAGAGATAGCCCAAAATGTCTTCAATCGAAAGAAGGCATTGCTTGAGCAAGAGGTAGCGGCTACAAAGGCAGGAACCGCAGCTCGTGCAGAGGCAGAGAATGCCCTAAAGTTATTTGAAGCGGAGAACGCAGCAGGTCGCTTGGCTTTGGAGAAGAACTTGCAGCAGGCAAAGTTAGATGCTATCAAAGGCGCACTAAACGGAATTGCTCAACTCGTAGGTGAGAATACGTTACTCGGTAAAGGCATAGCGTTAGCGCAGGTAGCCATTGACACCTATACGGGTGCTACAAAGGCTCTCGCGCAGGGCGGTATGTTTGGTTACATAGGAGCAGCAGGAATCATCGCAACGGGTATTGCAAACGCAAGGAAGATAACCGCTACGCAAGTGCCTACTGAATCGGGTGGTGGTGGCAGCAGCCCTGCCATAACAAACACGATCTCGCAGCCCTCTACCCCTGCGCAGTTTAACATCGTAGGGCAGTCTAACCTTAACCAACTTGCGCAGAGCATAGGCGGTCAGTTTCAGCAGCCCATCCGTGCTTATGTCGTAGGGCAGGATGTAACGACCTCACAACAACTACAACGCCAAAGAGTAAAAACCGCAACATTCGGATGATGAAACTAATTGAACTTATACTTGATGAATCAATGCTGCTCACGGGCATTGACGCAATCTCCCTTGTAGAATACCCTGCGATTGAGGAGGACTTCATTGCGCTCAACTCACAAAGGGTTGAGTTCGCCACGCAGAGCGATGAGAAGCGCATCCTTATGGGAGCAGCACTCGTACCCAACAAACCCATCTACCGAGCAGAGGGGCAGGAGGAGTTCTACGTTTACTTCAGCGAAGCCACCATCCGCAAAGCAAGCGAGATGTTCTTTCAGAAGTCCAAGCAGAACAACGCTACCCTTGAACACGAGGTAGGCATCAACGGCCTCACGGTTGTAGAGTCGTGGATCATTGAGGATGAGATACACGACAAGAGCAAGAAGTATGGCTTTGATTTGCCCGTAGGCACTTGGATGGTATCTATGAAAGTCAACAACCCCGAAATTTGGACAAACTTTGTCAAGACAGGAAAGGTCAAAGGCTTCTCTATTGAGGGCTACTTCGTGGACAAGCTAAACCTTGCCAAGCAAGAGATGGCGCAGATAGAGGAGCAGGAAGCAGCGTTGATGCTTGCGCAGATTGTCGCTATCATAAAAAGAGATGGTCGTAAGAAGTCGGGAACACGCACCGAGATGGAGTCGTTCTCTGACTACCCCGATGCGGTAAAGAACAACGCCAAGCGTGGCATTGAACTAAACGAGAAGAACGGCAACAAGTGTGCAACGCCTGTCGGTAAGGTAAGAGCGCAGCAGCTCGCACAAGGCAAGCCCGTATCTGTTGAGACCATTACACGGATGTACTCGTACTTATCGCGAGCCGAAGAATACTACGATGAGAACGACACGCAAGCCTGCGGCACAATATCGTTCCTTCTATGGGGCGGTCTTGCAGGTAAGCGTTGGGCAGAATCCAAACTAAAAGAACTTGGCAATGTATAGACCAATGAAACTGCCCGTTGCTTCACCGAGAGGTGGCAGGCGGGGATGCTTGTGTAAAGACAACACCTACAAGTCTAACTGCTGCGATGGCTCTCTTGCAGCGCAAGGTATAGGCTCGTTAGTGGGTCAAGGCACAAGCGTAAGGATACGAGGCGAGGAGTGGCAGACCATCAATACCCTATGGGAGTCAACAAATACTCTATGGCAAGACCTCTAAAAATGTTACAAATAATCAAAACCCCTTTAATTAGTTAGATATGAAAGCAAACAATATCCTAAACCGCATCCTTGCCGAACTGTCCTCCATCCGTGAGGTTAAGTTTGAGCAGATGACACTTGAGAACGGAGCCGTTCTTGAGGCAGAATCATTTGAAGCAGGTAACGAAGTCTTTGTCATTAGTGGCGATGACCGAGTGGCTGCTCCTGTTGGCGAACACCTCCTTGAAGATGGTCGTGTACTCGTTATCACCGAAGAAGGCGTAATCGCTGAAATTAAAGAAGCTGCTGCCGAAGCAGAGGAAGTAGAAGTTGAGGTTGAGGCCGCAGTATCTACCGAACTTGCAGAGGAAGTAGAAGAAGCCCCTGCGGTTGTTGCAATCATCGAGAAGGTTCTCGAGGAGATTGCAATGATGCGCGAGGAGATGAAAGGAATGCGTGAGGAGATGGGCGGCTACGCCAAGAAGGAGGAGATGTCAGCTATCAAGGCTGAACTATCTGCCGCACCTGCTGCGAAGCCCATCAAACATAATCCCGAAACAAAGCAAGTCCAAAAGATGAGTTCTAACCGCCCCGAAAGAGCGATTGACCGAGTCCTTGCACGAATCAACAGTTAATAAATAAAAAAATGGCTACAACTACTTCAATCACAACAAACTACGCAGGAGCGTTTGCAAGCAAGTATATCTCTGCTGCACTTCTTTCTGCTAACACGCTTGACAAAGGTCTCATCGAGATTCTTCCAAACGTAAACTACCGCACCACCCTTCAGAAGGTGAACACAAACGACATCGTAAAAGATGCAACTTGTGATTTTGATGCAACTTCTACCTTGACTTTGACCGACCGCGTTCTTGAGGTTGAGCCATTCCAAGTGAACTTGCAACTTTGCAAGAAGGACTACTACGATTCTTGGATTGGTGGTCAGATGGGCTTCTCTGCCTACGATAGCATCCCTGCTTCTTTTGCTGACTTCCTTATCGCCCACGTTGCCGCAAAGACCTCACAGAAGATTGAGCAGAACATTTGGAACGGAACTGCTGCTTCAGCAGGTGAGTTCAGCGGATTCCTTTCTTTGATGACTGCCGACTCTGACGTTATTGACGTAACCGCTACCACCGTGACTGCTGCTAACGTAATCACGGAGCTTGGTAAAGTTGCTGATGCTATCCCTTCTGCCCTTTACGGAAAAGAAGACCTGCAAATCTTTGTCCCACAAAACGTAGCGAAGGCTTATGTACGCGCTCTTGGTGGATTCGGAACTTCAGGTCTTGGAGCCAACGGTGTTGACAACAAAGGCACAATGTGGTATGGTCAAGGAGATTTGTTCTTTGACGGCATCAAGGTTGTTATGTGTAACGGTCTTCCTTCTAACAAGATGGTCGCTGCTCAAGCAAGCAATATGTTCTTCGGAACAGGTCTTTTGAACGAGCGCAACGAAGTTCGTGTACTTGATATGGCTGACCTTGACGGTTCAGACAACATCCGCGTAATCCTTCGCTTCTTCGCAGGAGTTCAGTACGGAATCGGAGCTGACGTAGTCCTTTACTCTTAATCCGAGTTAATGTAAATCAAGAGGGGGCTTGGGCTATGTCCTCGCCCTCTTTTTTAATTCTAATAAAACAAAGAAACAATGGCTTGTGATTTAACAAAAGGCAGGGCGGTACCCTGTAAAGACGTAGTAGGTGGCATTTATGCCGTGTACTTTGTAGACTTCGGTGACTTGGGTACTGTTACCCTCACCAACGATGAGATTACCAACATCAGTGGTACTTTCTCTGCTTACCAATACCTTGTGAAAGGCAATAGCTCTTTTGAGCAAACCTTTAACTCAAGCCGTGAGAATGGTACAACCTTCTTCACGCAGACTTTGAATCTTACGTTGACCAAACTCACAAAGGAGGACAACAAAGAATTAAAGCTGCTTGCTTATGGTCGGCCTTACGTGGTCGTTCAAGACTACAACGGCAACGCCTTTATGATGGGTCTGAACTACGGAGCCGAAGTAACAGGTGGAACGATTGTAACGGGTGCTGCTATGGGTGACCTCTCGGGCTATACTTTGACAATGGAGGGACAGGAGCAACTTCCTGCTAACTTCATCGCAGGTGCTACCGTTGCCAATCCATTCGCAGGACTTGCAGGTGCAGTTGAAACGATTGTAGTGGGTTCTAACTCGTAAATGAATTAGGGGGGCGAAAGCCCCCTTATATTTACACAATGAGTACACTCAACAATATATTCGCCAAGTTCTCGGCTAAAGAGCCGATGAAGGTTGAATTGTCTTTGATTAACGATGTTAAGTCAAAGGCGCAAGAGATGCGGAAGTTAGAGAGTGATGTGAATTCATTTTTGTCAGAGTTCCAAAGATTGATAAATGACCTAAACGCTAAAATTTCAGAAGGTCAAAAGTATCAGCAGCGAGCAAATGCTTTGACAA